ACCTTGATGCACACAACATGGTGCATTAAAACTTACCCAACCAGAACTTGTTTGTTTTCGCTTCTGCGGAATGTAACTCAATAGATCAATCATTATGTAATAATAACATAACCTATTGTTTTGTGCAAGTGTTTTGATTACCTATAGGTAATTTGGGTAATTGTGCCGTTGTTGACTTCAACAGTAGGAGTGGCTTCATAACCTTGTCCGCCATTGGTAACAGAAATTTGTGTAACAACATTTCCGCTGATGGTTGCGGTTGCAGTGGCTCCGGTACCCAATCCAGTGATCTCAACGTTTGGCGTGCCTGGACCGTAGTACTCACTGCCACCTGTTGCACTGATCTCAGTTACTACGCCGTTCTGTACAGTGGCACTTCCGGTTGCGGCCACACCATATTGATTGATTTCAAAACGCACCCAGTTGTGTCTTCCTTCGACGTTTACAAATGCTCTCTTGGTTTGGTTGGTATAGACTGTTTGACTGCCAATGTCATACCAGTCTGGACCAATTTGAGTATCACTTCCTTGTGCTTTTACATTGCCTGAAAAATTGTCAAAGTCAAACTGGAATGTCGTGAGTGTGTTGTTTGCAGTATATGCCATACTGGTATATCTTCTATCGCCAGATTCAGTTTTAATTCCATAATCATCTGGCTTGGGTATTTCTAGTAACTGGCTTTCAACAAAATTAGGATATACACTATCTACAATTTCAACTTGTCCACGTCCTGCACTGTATGCATCTGTAAACACTGCTTCATAGAGATTGCCACTGGCACGTTCTAAACTCCAGGTTGCAGTCTGTTCCTCAATGAGGTCAAGTTCTTCACTGGTAAGTGTTACTTTGGCTCTTCCATATGCCGCACTTAAGGTTTCTAAATCTTTGGCTATTAATTGTTCATCACCATCAGTTGACATCATTCTATATGTAATTGTACTACCAGAAATGTTTACCGGCTTTTGATCTTGGTTTACAAATTCAAATAATATGACATTATCAACGCCTCGATTCACTTTCAATTTTTTTGCATACACTGGTTGCCATCTCCTTTGAAAGTACGCACCACTCGTATCAGGTAATAACACCTGCTGCTTCTGCTGATATAAATATACGGGTGTAGAATACATTAATTAACTCCAATTATAAGGTATTTATGGGCGTAGAGCTATTCGAAAAGATTGCAGAACGATATCCATTTATTACTTTCTGTACATATGCAGGAAATGAATACGTTGGTGTAATACAAAACCGTGACGATCAAATTACCACTATTTACGATTTTGGCGGTATCGTTGAAGATCATATAAAACGTGATTTTTTAGAACTAGCCAATCAATGGTGGTGGGAATCTAACCGCAGTATTCCAATCAATATATTTCTCAAACAAGATTGGGAAAAATTTCGACCTTATTTAAAAACTTTTATAAACAAAGATTTACGAATTTTGCTTGGTCCGAGTACAAGCCTAGCAGAACTAAGCCGTAAAAAAATAAAAAGAAGAAGTATTACTCTGGTTCGCAGAGTAGATTAATGTGCAGTGCAACAAGACGTGCATAACTGATTGCATGTGATTTTTTAAATACAAAACCAGCACTATTATCTCCATCCCACACAGTAGCAAATACATCAGGCCAACTCTTGTGTTGTAGGTGAGCTTTACCTGGACGTATTATACTGATAAATGCTGCCATGCGTTGTATGTTGTCTGGTTGCATTGCAACTATTAGGTCATGATAGTTTCCAATATGCACTATCTGTTCACAAAAATTTTTGTCTTGTAGACGTGTCCAGTCTGTTTGTTTGGCCAACATAGCATCGTAGTGTGCTTGGTCACGTATCAGTGTGTATACACTTTGATTAAGTAAATCTAATTTGAAGTATCCACGTTGTTCTGCATACTCATAATCTATGCTTGCACAACCGTTTATTGCATCATATGGTACAGGCGTAACATACACACCACTGTTGTGTTTTTTTCCTTCTGCGTTCATTCTTGCCGGTGTACATTGAATTAAATCAATTATCTGTTGCCTATCAGCAAAATCTATGTCAACATCAGCACTCATTTACTAATATAGTGTCCTATGTTAGCAAATTCAGCAATCGCAAATACTATTGCGGCCATAACTAAATCGCCAGTAAACAATGCATAGCATCCGCCGATACGTATTGCACTTTTTATCAGCAACATATAGAATTGTGGATCTTTAGATTTTTTTACTTTTTCCATTTGTTGAATTTTTGGTCTAGTTAATCCCATTTTCTTCTCCTCTGCAGGTAATGTAAAACTTATTTTTTCTGTATAAAAAGGCACGTTACCATCCTGCCTGTTTAAGTATTTCTTCGCAGTATGCCTGATCTGCTGGATAATCACGAAACTTCTTTTGCCAAAAATCTGGATCAATCCAAGGCCATACAATTTTTGTTTGATCAGGATTCATATCTGCAAGGTATGTTTGTCCTGATTCACAGTTAAACACCAACCAAGGTGATATGCGTCCTGTACTTATTGCAAATGCAACTGCATTGTCATTTCCATAACGCAAAAAGTCATGTGCTGGATGTCCAGTACGTTCACTCCACTTTATACTATATTCAATGCCACGTTCAAGTGCATCTGTTAGAGCTTCACGTTTTATATATTCATGCAGATATTCGTCATATACTGCTTCTTTGCACCAATGATCAAGTTTTTTGTTTTGTTTAATTACCCATTCAACAAACTTTGGTACATTGATAGCATTTATACCAACACAATGTCTACCAAACTTTACGAATGCCTTATAATAAGGTGATGTAGCAAAGTCACCGTAGGTTTTAAGTTTTGCACTACCTTGTGTCATAGTGTAAAACTTCAAGTAAGTTTGCAAACCAATTTGTACACCAACTTCTTTTTCTTCTTGAAATCTGCGTTTCTGTTCGCAGAGATGTACTGCTAGTGTGCTTTCTTTTCTAAATTCACGTTCACAGTACTTACATCGATAGGTTTCACTTTTTGTCTGCGACTCCACTGTCACGCATGTATTCCTTTAGTTCTTTGTTTGTTATAAGTTTGCTGAGCATCTCTATTTCATCTGCTTTCATTGCAGGAAACAGTTCCATCAGTATTTTCTTTCCTTCGTTGTTGCCTTTTTCTTTTTTCTTTGGTGGTATCCATGTATGTCTATAGTTGCCCATATCTGGCGAAATAGCAGTAGCACAAAGCCATTGTAGCTTAGGATGTCGATTAATGTCAAAGAAATGTTTGTTCAATCTTTGATTACAGGCTATCAAATAGTATTCTTGAAGTTCACTAGGACCTTGCACACTTGATCCCCAACGTATCATAAGAAAGTTGGAAAACTTTTTGCGTTCTTCATCTGTCAGACTATCGTAAAAGTCTCTGCTTTTACTGTCAAGACACCGCATCTCATTTGCTATGTTTAGTTTTTCGCTCATTGTGTTTTTTCCATATCTTGTGCAGTATGTAAAACCAAAATCCGTTGATACAAGGTTCAACTAACGCAACTGCACCTGCTTCCCATAAACTTGAACCAGTCATCCAGTAAACAACATTCATTGCTATTATAACATGACCAACAGTATAAATCAATGCTAATGCAATACTATCATCTACTTTTTCTTTTACAACAGTAAATATACCTCTAGTAAATTCCATACGATCACCATGCTTTGTTATAGTCTACAATTTCGCAGTTACGACTGATGTCTTTTACAAAATAAACACATCTTGGATTGTCTTTGCTTTCAACTGGAACTGCTAACATCTGTCCATTTTTTAGTTTTGGTACATACCATGTTACATCTTGATACACGTCTACTATTTCTATATCCATGTAAGTTGGTGTAAAACTTGTGTGTGGGTTGAATTGGAAAGTTTTAAAACCTCTATCATTGATACTCGTTAACGGTAACATCTCAAGATCACCAACTTCTGGTTCGCCAATCAATACCTGCCAATCAATTGGCATTTTCATTTGAGTATCACCAATACGCAGTACCAATGCAGGAGAGTTAAATGTTTCTAAAAATATTAATGGAATATAGATGTGGTCTGGATTGGTTGGATCACTATTGTCAAAGATAGAAAAACGTAGATCATCTATTTCTTCTGGCAACACATCTAATTCATAGACAGTATTTTCTAGTGTTAGTATTCTCATAATTTCTCCAGTGTGTTATGCATTCCAGTCTAGTTTCTCTACACTAAAAGGATAGTTTGCTTCTCTATAAAATGCTTTACGTTTAGTTAAGTGTCTTTTTGCAAATCTACAGGTTGAGGTTATGTCCCAGATTTGGACGTGGTCTTTGTCTTCCGCTTTACGAATACCCCTGCCAATACTTTGTATAACCCGTACAAAACTTTTACCAGGCTCAAGAAGGACAAGATTGAAGATACGTGGCAGATTAATGCCCACGGCCGCGACACCATATGTAGCAATAATGATTTTACCTGTCGCAGTAGCCACTTCATCATATTCATCCTGTCTTGCTTTTGCTTTGGTTGCTCCACTTACAAACACAGCTTCATCTCCCATACGATTGAGCAGTTCTGTGCCAGCACTTATTCTATCAACTAACACCAATGTGTTACCCGTTTTATTTACTTCAATAACCAAGCCTGCAATGGTATCTAATCGCCCTTTTTCTTCAAAAAGGTATTTTAATTCGCTTTGATAGTTTGTAAATTCTGCATGGTCAATTAACTGTACCACGTTTACATGACAGTTTGCAAGCACACCTTTTTCCTGTAGTTCACTAGCACTAAGTTGATTTATCACAGGACCCAAACTACAATGCAGTGCTTGAAACTCAAATGGTTCTTTGGGTATTGTCCCAGTAAGTCCCCAACGCAATGGTATCTTGCTCATTACGCCAGTTAACAATGTTTTAAGTGCATCGGCTTTTGCCATGTGTACTTCATCAACTATAACTGCAACTACATCTTCTAAAAACTCATGTATGGTAATATCAACTGTTTGATTCTTTGTGTTCTTAAGTAACACATTTAAACTTTGCCATGTGCATATTGTGTGCTTATGTCCAAACTCTTTTCTATCACCATAGAATACCCCAACATCAAGTTGCATGTTTGAATAGTCTGCTTCTGTTTGTGTAACTAAACTTTTGTTTGGTACTATAACAATACTACGTCCGTAATTTTCTACACGTTCACTTAGACTTGCAGTCATAATTGTTTTACCAGCACCAGTTGCTACTTCCTGTAAGCACTGCGGATTTTTTAAGAAACTGTTTATTATCTCTACCTGATAATCACGCATCTTAATAGGAGTGCCAGAGGCAGGATGATTTTTTGGCCACATAATGTCACTGTAAGTATCTTCTGCCACTGGATCAAACTTGAATACTGTTTGGTATTCTCTGTTGTCTTGTATGTCAACGTCGTAGTTAAAGTCTTCAAGTATAGGAAGTATATCAGGCAACAAATTTAAGTATGTGCTACCGCCCATTTGAAAGTATGCAACTTTGCCATCCCAACGTCCTAGTCTTACTGCTGGCAAGTATCTTGCATGTGGCACATCATACTTAAAAGTATTCACAAGTTTCTTACGAACATCAAGTTCTAGTCCTGATATCTTAAGATTTACTTCATCGTTTATTATTAGTGTTGCTGTTCTCATAATGCTATTATACACAATTTCTGTGCTTAGTCAAGTTAATAAACAAATACTGATTGGACATTATTATACTTGCTAACTTTATCAAGCACTGCTTGTTTATTTTTATATTGAAGTTGTGCAATCTTAATTGCACCAGTAGTGAGACGTGGATCATTTTCACTGTAGCCTTTGTCTCTAAAATATTGTGTATGATTATCCAAGTAATTTTTATACATCTGTTTTTTTGACTCACCATCATCTTCATTGAATCTAATAACAAAGTCTACACTGTAATGCAAATTAGGAACAAAATCATGGTGGTGATCATCATCATCAACTGCTAGACTTTCTAAGTTTTTACCAACATCGGCATACAATGTATACACACCTCCAAAGTCGGTTGAATCTGTAAATAGTCTATAATCATCTTTTGTAAATATCTCTGTTTTTGGTATATTAAAATATACAACTCTTATCTTTGGACTTTTATTGTGTCCTTCACAACGATGTATAGTTTGGTTGATATGACTTAAACATTGCCTAAGTTCAGGCCCGTTGTTTTGTAAGAATATAGGATTTTCTAACCATGTGTCTAATTGTCCGTGGTGCAGTTCAAACACACTATGTAGATAGTTTAGTGTATCCTGGTCGTTTATATCTGTTATTATTCTATCAAACATACCAGGACTTATTTCATTACATTTTGCGATGTTTTTATTTAAAAACTCTAGTGTGTATTCGGTTGACCATAGATCATTGAGGTTATACATTGCCCAAGGTTCACTTATGACATCTTGACGTTGTTGTGCATGTAAGAAACGGTCTATCCATTTTGGAAGAAAATCGCTCTGCACCAAATCAAATTCAAGATCAAATGTGTTGCTATAATCGTTTTTATCACTCAGGCGAACTGTTAGATTTTCCATATTAGTATTATATATACTTTTTTGTTTTTAGTCAAGGAAAGTGGGCAATATTTTTTACAACATTGCCCACTTAAGGTTGTCCAGGAGCTAGATCTGATATGACAACCTATTCTATCTGCGCCTCATCACAGTGTTTTCTGCTAACTGTTTCCAGTTAGGACTTACCTTAGTGAGATCTGCTATTTTCAACGCCATTCTCAAACTGACTTCTCTTAATTTATCCTTAGTAGTGTCCATAAAAGCAATTACTTCGCCTTGCATTTCCTTGCTAAGGTCATAGTCCTTAAACAGTTCTCCTGTAGAAACTATTTGTTTAATACGTAAGAATTTGTCTCTCATGGTATCAAGTGTAAGATCCAAGTAATGACATCTTGATTGTAATGCTTCTAAGTGATCTTGTAATTTTTTACTTCTAACATTTTCAAACTTAACGTTGGTAATAAAAATTACACCACCTTTGAATTCAAATTTGTTTGGAATACCTTCTGATCTAAGTTTAGCACTGTCTGCATTCCAATGTAGCACACGTTTCTTACCTGAATCAAGTGCGGCTTTAAGTATGTTAAGACTAAGTTCGTCCATTAATACACTATCACAATCATCAAATACCAACACATGATTAGCATCTGCATGTTCATACAGTTTTGCATACAAACCAAGTGCAGTCATTGCACCCTTAACAACTTCATACTTGATAGGTCTGCCTGCAATGCTATCCAGCATTGAACTTTTGTCTAGTTCTTTTTCTACGCCAAAACTTTTACCAACTCCTGGAGGTCCAGTAACAATCATAGCTCTAACATCACCAGCAATAACTGCTTTGGTCATGTCATGTAGTATACTGAAACGTGTAGCAATACGGTCCATTACCTGCTGATCAGTTTCAAAATTT